ATTTCGGAATCCATTGCCTCCGAACTAAATGACCCCTATATGGGGGGTTAAGTTGATGGGTCGAGGATGCACTCATGGTCAGCAAGCACCTGCCTAACAGCATCGCGGCAGTACCTCGACGTGCTCATGCCGAACTTGTCAGCCATGCGTTGCAACTTCTTGAACTCGGCATCGGTCATCTTGAACGTGACTGATACCACCAACTTGTCCTCATGTTCCTTGAACTTCTTTTGCTTGATTACGATTGGTTCTCCGAACAAGTCAAGCATCGTGCCCTTCTCGCTGCCATCAGTCAGCTTTGTCACCCATTGCTTCATCTTCGTCCTCCTTATTACTTTCATAGTTGGGGTCGTTCGCCTCCATGAATCGTCGGCGCTGGCGGGCCTTGTTCTCGGCCACCTTGTCCTTTCGGTGCGAGTGCATCTCCTGATGGGTCTTGATGTGGCAGGGGATGCACAGCAGCTCGATGTTGCTCACATCGTATGCCAAGCGGCGCATGGCTTGCGGGTCGTCGGGGTTGGCACTCTCGACGGGCACCTTGTGGTGGCAATCAACACCAGCGCGGATGAATCCCTCGCGCCGGCATCGTTCGCACAGGCCGCCGGCCCGCTGCCACACCTGTCGCTTCACCAGCGCCCACTCCTTAGAGTTCAGCAGTTTCTGATACCTTGGGTCTCTGCTCATGTGGAATATCATAGATATTGTTTTGCTTACTTCCATTCTGGATGGTGTGTTTCACCTTCCATCCGTTCTCCTCGGCAATCATCACCAAGGCTTTCTCTACTACTTCCTGCTGGTGTAGTTTCTTCTTGCTTACATACGAATATGCCATAATGTTTTTGTTTTAGAATTCTACGTCGAAAGGTCGCCACGGCAATGACTCCAGGTAGGCGAGTGTTGCTGGGTCGGCCTGCTGTTGTGGTTCTTCCGCCTGTTGGCGTGGGAACCGATAGTCACTCTCCTCGATCATGCTCGCCCTCCCAATCTTTAAGATGATAGTTTGCTTCCATGTCGGCCAGTTCCTTATCTTCCTCATCGAAGTGGATGTGGGTCTGCTGATATCGCTGGTCGTCGGCCACGCTGTCGGGTGTTCGGTGGTGCTTGCTCTTGGTCTTCTGACCGTAGGCGTAGGTGCGTCCGTTGTCGGTGCGGGCCGCTTCCTCGAAGTCCTGACGGTAGCCGGCATTCAGTTGCTCGATGATCTGAGCATCGCAAAGCATGTTGATTACCTCGCTGACGGTCTCGCACTCCAGAAGTATGCGAGCCCTGAATAGTTTCATGTAGAGCTCCGGCATACAGATGTTCATGATGCGCTCGAAGATGTGCATCACGTTGCTGTCTTCTTCCCAAAGTCCCATGAAGGGCTTGTTCACCATCTTTGCGCGGAATCCTTTCTTCTGTCCTTCGGCATCCTGGAAGATGTACACCGCTTGCGCCACCTCCTTGTTGACGGTGGGGTCGGCAAGGTTGAGCGCGTCGGCCCATCCCACCATGTGTTCAAAGATGCTCATGGCTCGCTCCATCTCTTCGCTCAGATTATAGCGATCATCGGCATAGCGGATGAGTGTGTCGCAAACCATCTGGATGAGCTCGTAGATCGTCAGCCCCTTGCGCTTGGCTATGCGGGCCAGTTGCTCGGCAGCATGTCGGCTCACCTTGGTAGAGAGCACCACGTATTTATCGTCGGTCTTTTGTGTTTGTGGTTCGTTGTTCATTCTATTGTAAGATTAAGATTGTCAATTAACGGTTTGATGGATGGCACTTGTTCGGCCACCTCGCTAATAGTTGTTGGTGGCGGTGGTGCTTGGTTGATCATGCGGATGACCACATCGGCAATGTCGGCCTTCGGTCCGTCGCACTCTTGCCACCAGTCGGTCACTGGTTTTGTGTCTATCGAGATGCCGTCATAATAGAGCCCGTCGGCCTTTTGTTTCCAGAGTTTTATGCCGTCGCGGTCTGGATAGAGGATGATGTTGCGACGCTGGTCGAAGAGTGGCTGAAGTCGCTCGCGGGTGATGTTGCTCGAACCGCAGCAGGCCATCCACAGTTGCATGTCGTTGTTGCCGTAGGCTATCGCCATCAACAGGGCTGTCTTCTCGCTCTCCACCAGCTTGATAGTCGCTTTCGGGTATCGCTTCAGCAGATGTTCACCGAATAGGCACTGTCGGTACTCCTGCTTCTCAGGGTCGTAGTATTGCTTGTAACCACCACGCTCCAGTAGATTATGAATCCAATCTGTTGGGTATTGGTTCTTTTCCTTGATGCGGTGGCCGTCTGGCTTATACTTCATGTAATGGGCTGTTCGCGGGTTGCCGTCTTGGTCGATTTGCCAGAACACTGTGAACTCATGGTCGCCGTATTGCTGGCGGATGGTCGAGTGACCCACGCAGTAGTCGTGCAATACCTTGTCGATGCGTGCACGTTGCTCATTGCCCCACTTCACACCTTCACGGATATATCTCACCAGATTGTCGGTCGATAGGTCTTTCATGCGCTTGGCTACCATACCACGCGGCAATATTAGCGTAGGCAGTGGCGGTGGGGTGGGGCGTGGTGGTGGTGGCGTGTAATTGAATGGCACATCGTCCACCTCGATGTTGTACTTCTTGCCGAGATAACGGATGGCATCAGGATAGCTCAGCTTCTCGTGAGCCATCAGAAAGTCCACCACGCCACCTTTCGCGTCACACTTGAAGCAGCGGTAGCAGTTCTCCTTGGGATATACCGAGAAGTTGCCGTAGTCGCGGTCTTCGTGGAATGGGCAGATGCCTTCATACCTCACGCCTTTCTTCCTGAGCTTCACGTCTGGGAAGTCGCCTATGACCTCCTCAATCCGTGCGATGTCCAGGATGTGGTCGATGATGTCCTTGCGTATCTTTGCCATAATCGCTCAAAATAAAAGATTACTGTAAAGCCAAAACGCGTGCATGTGCGCGTCGCGCGGGTGTGGGACGCTTGCCCCTTGCCCCGCCGCCCCCACCTGGCGGCAGGGGGTATGGGTCATGCGGACCACGCACGAGTTGCCCCAATGGGTCAACCCACTTACCCCTTTAGGGGTAAAGGTAAATTGGGTCAACTCAGAATGGCAGGTCATCAGGAGGTTGCAACATGTAATATCCACCACTCTTGATTGTACTCTCTTCCAGATAGCCCATATTGATTGCTGCCATCAGGTCTGCCTGTTGCTTGTCCTTGTTCTTCTGACCGCCAATATCGCCAAATACTGTCGATTTGATAGCCACTCGGCTCATCGGCCATTCGTACTGCTCTTTGGCCTGTTCAATCCATTCACGTATCTGGCGTGGGTCATCGCATTCTGTCTGTTCCTTCGACTTGCTGTTCAGGTTCGCACCACGGGTAATGATGCGAGGCACACCCAGCAGACCAGCATCCTCTGTAATCTCGAACGTCCAGTCGTCCATGTCCTTGTCGCGGGCGTCCTGCTGCTTGACGGTGAACGTCACGCCTTCGGGCTTCTTTGACTTGATACTGATGAGCGTGTCGCTCACCTTGTTTCCCAGCTCAGTACCAATCCAGCCACGCATCTTCGCCTCTTCGCTGTCGTCCTTGCGCCCTGGGTTCTGGTGTAGTGCCAGCCAGATGCTCAGGTTGCGGGCTTCAGCTATCGAGCCAAAGTAGTCCAGTATCGCAGTGCCTGCCTCCTCGTCGTTGATAGACGGGATAATGTCTCGCAGACCGTCGATGAACACTACGTCAGGCTGTATCGCGTCAATAGCCATTTTGATGAGCTCAAAACGCTTCACGTAGGGCTTCACGTTGTCTTCGTTAGGCATCGACTTCACCCACAGCACGGCGAAGCGGTCGTTGGGCTCTTTCATGTCCCAACCGCAAAGCCAGTGGACGCGCCTCAGTACCTTCGCACTCGACAACTTCTCCATCTCCGTGTCGATGTAGAGCACCTTCGGCAGATGTCCCAGATAGTCGATGGTGCGCTGTGGCACCGTCAGCCCTGGCAGATATTGCTGCGTGCGCTCAGTGTCGCATCCAAGTATTGCAGCCATCAGCTGGCAGAATACCCACGTCTTACCGTTTTTCTTCTGGCCGCTGATAGCACCCAAGCCTCCAATCTTCGAGAACGGCACGCCGTTAAACTCCAACATCGTGTATGGCTCTGGGTAGTCCTCTCGCGGGTCGAGTAGGTAAGGCCGCAGCGTGTCCCATCTGATTTCTTCGGGTGATCGTGTTTCGGGCAATATGTTGTTATTACTCTCGTCGTTCATAGTTCCTTGTATTTATCTAATCAAACCATTCCGCTTTTTGTATAGTATCTCGTCGCGGTGAGCTTGATAGTATGCACGTTGTCTCTTCAATCGTTGGTCGCGCTGATTCAGGTAACGTTGTCGGTCCTTTTCCTGTTGCTCTTCAGGATGAGATAACCGCCATCGTTTTTGTCTTTCGTTCGATGTTAGAGCCATAGGACAAATATCAAGAGTGGTAGCCAGTCGGCCACCACTCGCAGAAATAATCGAAATCAGAAGGGTAAGTCATCATTCTCTCCTCCTCCCGCATTTATAGCCCCTGTGGGCGCATTATTATTTTGTTGTGGTTGATTACTCGTCTGTCCACCGTTAGCAGGCTGTGCGGGCTGCTGAGAGGCTTGTGCGCCAGCTTTCTGGATGATGGTAATATCACCCGTGCGAATGTCGTTGAAATACTTACCGCTGCCTTGCGGATATTCACGGCAACCCAGCGAGATGCGCACCTTGATCTTGTCATTTTCGGCCAAATGATACTCCTCTATTTTTTCGTTCCTCACGTTCAGCATAATAGTCTTCTCATAGATGCTATCACTTGCCTCGTAGAAGCCAAAAATAAAGTCCTGAGTACGATACTGATTTCCAGCTTGACTAACTCCCTCTTTCAGTGGCAGGAGTCTCACCACACGTCCTTGTAATTCCATAATTAATATATTGAAGAAATTAATTGTTTTCTACTCTCACGCCGTGCCAAATCATTTTCTGTTTGGTCATCGAAAATCTTCTTGCGGCTGCTTATGTTGAGCAGCCGAGCCCGCTTCATGTGGCGGTCGAATTTGTCATCAGGAACAAGACGTTTGCGTCTCGATACCTGGAGTGCTTTTTTGTGTTCCATATCTTTCGATTAAAAAACTATGCTATACTGTACTTTTCTATGGCTGACTATACTTGTCTTAGCTTTGCTCCGCTTTGTTGGGATGTAACTTCGCAACGCTTCACTTCACTCAACTCATCTATTCTAAACTTCGCCAGTCAGTGTTAGGATGTAACTTTGCTCGACTGCGCTTTACTGAACTTAACAATAGTACGCTCCTCTTCGCCGGGCTGTGCTTTGCTTCGTTTGGATATAACTTTGCTAAACTAAACTTTTCTCAGATTAACTGGGCCAGACTTTACTCCACAAAACTAAACTGTGATGGGATATAACGACGCTGGGCTTTGCTTTTCTGGGCTTTACCAAACTTCACTTGACTGTTGTAGTCTGCGCTTCGTTGGGATATAACTTTGCTTTACTGTACATTTCTCCGCTCATCTAAACTACGCACGACCGGGCTTTACTCGGCTTTACTCCACTGCGCTGTGCCGTATTGGGATAAAACTTTGCTGCGCCTCTCAGGTCTTCATGTCACCAGGCTCCGCTTCGCTAAACTTCGCTCAACTGAACTTAGCCAAACTTCATTGGGATATAACTTTGCTGTACTATGCTGCTCCAGTCTCAGCTACACTTCACTCATCTTTGCATTGCAAGGCTTGAAGCTATTTTAATATTTCGATTTTGTATCTGCCGTAGCATTGTCTGTATGTTCCAATACCATAACGCAGACCGGCATTTTGCATCGCCAAGATGACTTCTGATTTGTTCAACTGCGTCTCGTCAAAGTGCAACTCACCCTCCAGACTCCACTCAGGGATGATCATGCGGGCCGTCACCACCTTCGCCTTCATAATGCCGACGGGTCGGATGTCCACATAGGTCTCGCTGTGATTCTGCCACAATTCTTCTGGAGTGCAGCCATTGGCAGGGAATTTCAACACAGCATCGTTGAACACGAACACACTCTGTTGGAATTTCTTTCCCAGCTTATTCTCCTTTGCACCCGCCTCGAAACTCTTGGCTATCATGTTAGCAGGCAGAAAATACTGACCCTTGTTGTTGTAGTAACACGAGGCGATGAATTTCAGATGGAAAATCTCGTTCTGATCATCATCAGTCTTGGTTCTCTTACTTGTGAGCTCCTTGAGTGCCTTGCTGTACTCGTTCATGGGGTTCACTGTCTGAGGATTGTTGAGCATAAGGGGGCAGGTGCCCGTCATGCGAAATTTAATTGATTTCATAGTCGTTGTTTTTTTTGAGTTAATAATATGTGAATTGTTCTTTATTCGAAATATCCAGCGCAGCACATGATAGCCACCAATCCGAGTGGATATAACATGCCATAGATAATCTTCTCTCTCAGAGTGAATTGATGCTGTGTTTCATCGTCTTCAAACACTTTTTTTAAAAAATCTTTGTAACTCATAAACGTATGTTTTAAGTTAATAATGTTTCGTAGCCGTGGCGGGATTCGAACCCGCGACCTCTCTCAGTATGAAGGTCGAAACCATCAAGTGAGCCTCGTTGACCATCTGAACTACACGGCAGACCGCTATATTGTAAAACACTTGTGGCGTATCAGACCGCCACCGAGGGTCGGAGCAAGCTCAACAACCCTTTGTCTTATCTCTTATTTGTGCCAGGTGGCTGTCTGTTCGCTCACCTGCTGCGATCTCGGCCGATATACGCGCTTTCACATGTTGCAGCTACTTGTCCCACGTCTATTTCCCGCCGCAGTTGTTTATGAAAATCTGTCAAAGGTCTCGTTTGTTTTGCGGAAGGAGGGAGATTCGAACTCCCGAAACCGTTATCGGTTTGCCACGTTAGCAATGTGGTGCCTTCGACCTGGCTCGGCCATCCTTCCTTACTGTGCCTTCTGCTTTTCCAGAAGGTCTTCACATCTTCATCACCTTCAGCTTCTTCATCTTCCCCTCCGCAATCATCTGGTTTATCTTGTGCATCGGGTACTTGTACGTCGATTCATGCTTCTTGCCGTCCATCGTCTCAACGATAAACACCTCCCTCGGAAGTGTCTCGCCATATTCCTTCAGCCACTCCTTCGCAATCGCAAAGTGCTCGCACAGCTGCTTACCCGTCAGCCATCTCTCTTCCATACGTGCCAACGTGTCTCTTACCGCAGCCGCTACCTCTGCCGCAATGTCCTTCCTGAGTTGCCTGTCGATTTCCATAGGTCTTCGTTTTTAACCATTAATCACCGTGCCCGTCGCATTTCCGACGGGCTACGCCAATCTCGTAATAGTAATACTCCGCTGTTTAGTCCCCTCCATCGCGTCACCGATGTATGCACTGAATTTCCAACCGCTGGTCTCCTCGTAGTTCCCGATCCTGTAAGCCTGTGTAGCCGCACTCTGAGCCTTCTCAAAACTTGGCAAAGTGAACACCTTCTGGTCGCCTGGCGCAAACTTCATCAGGATTTCTTTCGTCATCTTTTCAATTACCATAAACTTTAAAATTACTTAAACTTTTAGTTAGTTAGTAACAACGAGGGAGAAAAAGCCGTATATTTGCAATCCAAACCCCTATGCAAAAGACGTGTTCCACGTCTGACGGCTATTTTCTTGCCTCGATGTTAGTTTGTTACTTTCGAGTGCAAATATACTAACTAAAAACGAAACACCGATGAATTACGGTGAAATATGGTTATTATTTAAGGTTAATTAAGAGTAAACGAGGTTATTTAAATGAAATTAAGGACAAAGAATGAACTTTTCCTGGATGTAGTCAACTGGCTCATTGACGAAGGCTACGCAATGAACCAGGGTG